CTGTCTGGCACAGCACCCCAGCCAAAGCCAATCAGCGTCCCCACCGAGCCTGATAGCTCAACACCGATTATCGCAACCTCAATGACTGCTGTCGCAGTACCAAGTGCCTCAGTGCCTTCAACGCCAGTGATGTCTTGGAATGAGATAACTTCTGGAGAAACCGTGTTGACTTCACCAGTGGCGGCATTGCCTGTCAGTTCTGGCGCAATGACAGCTCCAACGCTGTCAATGGCGGTGGTGAGGAAATTTCCGCTGATGGCAAATGACACGCTTGGCGTGACACTGCCAACCGCCATGCTTGCCGAATTGCCTGTGATCGCAAACGATACTTGCGGTGAAACCGTACCGATATTGCCTGTGGCAATCGTCCCATCCTCTTGGATTGAGACATCGGTCAGCAGATTGCCGACTGCGCCTGTGGCGGCATTGCCTGAGATGGCAACACTTTTTGTAAAGACAACCGTACCAACAGCACCAGTCGCCTGATTGCCGCTGATGACGACATTGCCTATGCCATAGACACCAAGTCCATAGTAGCCTGAACCATAAGCAGCCATGCCGCTGCCCCTGCGTTAAGCCAGCCTGATCAGGCCAGTGCTTGCATCATTGACAGGCATGGTCAGTGTGAATGTTCCTGCCGTCACGGTCTGACTTCCAAAGGTATGCACACTCACCGCCTTGTTTGACTGAGTTGAGTTGTAGATCAAGACACAATCAAAGGCTGTGGATAAGGTCACCGATGAATAGGTGATGCTGGCGCTTGGCGTGACAAACGCTGTCGTGCCACTGGTGCTCGGTGCAGTGCCAAATGTCACCGTGACACCGCCTGCGGTATAGCCTGTTCCAGAAACCTCTCCAGTGGTCGTATATGCGGTTGTAGAGGCATTGATGGTGGCGGTTGCCAAGTACAAGGCAGCCTTAAAAGTGTCAGCGGCAGTTGTTGCCCTTGTCGGCGCAGTGCCGAAATTGTGAGTACCTGTGAGCAACTCACCTTTGAAACTCGTACACATCGCCTGAGTATTGGCCATGACTTAATCCTTATCCAATTGCAGCCGCAACGCCATCGGCTGCGACACTTTGTTTCAACACAACATGGACTGATCTGTGTACCAGCTCGTCATCCAACCTATATTCAACCCAAGAGATGATCTCTTTGTCGTTCTCAAGTGAACCCTCAGACTTTTGCAACAAAGACTCTTCCATGTCGCCTTTGGTGGTGGTGATCATCATCCGAATGTCCTTGCACGCGCCATCAACGCGCCGCCAGAGGTTGAGCCACGGTCATCAGCGACTTGTAACTGGTCTAAGCCAGCCAAATACAACGATGACCACACTGAGATTCTCGCATCGTCTTGCAGGTATGGCGCAGCCTGTAACAGCGATCCATACAAGTAAACATCAGGCGCTTGCGTCAGCAGCCAATTGGTGGCCACACTTGCTGACAACTTTGTCAATTTTGAGTAGTAGACCAGTTCTGCCGTGTACGCGCCATCAGGAATTGGCAACAGTCTGAATTGGTTGCCAACCACCGTGAAATACAGTGGCTTTCCGCTGGACAAATAGGTGGTGTTGGATAACTGATCAAGTGAGTCAATTGTCTGAAATGTCAGCGATGTCACTGGGTTGGTATCGAGCTTGATGGATTTGACTTCCAAGAAGTCATCAGGAACAGTGCCGTATTCAGCCGCAGCCGCAAATGACGCAGTGGCACGCACAATCATCTGTCGTGTGCGGAGTTGTCGCTCCATCTGTGCCTCTGCCAGACTGATGAAGTCAGGAATCACTGATGTCAGATCAGACCGATTGAGCCAATCTGCCAGCGATGCCTTCAATTCTGTGTAGGTGGTCAATGCCATTTAGACTGCCTCTTTTTCGAGCTGTTCTTTCATCACCCAAGTGTGCTCATGCCTGAATTCAAATGTGCCAATGTGGCCAATCTCTTTGCTGACATCATGGTCAATATACACCTTGAACCCAAGCTCCTGCGCCTTCTTGCAGAAGAACACATCCTCGCCCATGTAGCCACGATTGTCGTACTGCCACGGCATATCAAACCACGGCTCGGTCATACCTTGGAACACTTCGCGTTTGATTAGCATCACGCCAGTGCCAACCGAGCCAATTTCCTCAAGTCCAGTGGACTCAGGCATGGTGTAGACAGGCTGTCTCTTGCCATTTTCATCGTAATTTTGTGCGGTTGGACCTGTTGGCATTCTGCGTCTGGCGCAGTTGGCCGCCACAATGTCCACATCGTGCGCCAGCAATCTGCCAATCATGTCCTGTGGGAAAGTCATGTCGGAGTCGATAAACAGTATGTGGCTGCAACCTTCACGCATCGCGTCAAGACACAAATCGGCACGCTGGTTTTGAATCAGAGTGCCTTGCAAAATCTTGAGGCTCACAGCGTCAGTGGTGTTGAGCGTGTGATACGCAACAAGGTTAACCATACAGTAGGTGTACTGCGTATGTACCATGTCACGCGCTGGCGTGCAGACTGCGATGTATTTCATACTTGACCTGGCCTCACTCTGAAAAACCGATTATCTGGATCGTTTAAAAACTTCTTCATGTATTCTTGATCGTCAATCTTTCCCTCGGCCTTGAGCTGATAGTACAAAGACTCTGGAATGCTGGCCACATGATGCCATTCACCCTTCCAGTTGGCTTTGTTGTCGATGGCGGCAAAGTCGCGTTTGTTGGCCTCGATAACTGCTGTCACATCCTGTGATGTTTGGATGGTGGCTTCTTCAGTCTCATCGTTGTAATGCCAAGTGCGTGTGATGCCTTGTTCAGGGTTTGCGTCAAAAAATCGTTTTTCCATGTAAGTAGGGGAGAGTTTCCTCTCCCCTATTCCTCTCAGTTGATTAAGAAGTGATCAAATCTGCGGCCAAACCGTGGGCATTTTCTGCCAACACTTTGTGACCCCATTCGATCAACAGCATACGCTTTTCAGCGTCACCAGTCTTCGCCAACTCAACTTGTTGGTAAGGACGCAGGACGGTCATCTTTGCGTACTCAGGATCAATCACCCATGCATCGCGCTCGCGCTGGAAGCGGTTGGCGATGACAGAGACTTGACCGAAATCGCTGACATAGATGTCAACAGCGCCGATCAATGTGGCAGGACGGTCACCGCCATTGATGTTGTAACGCTGAGATGCAATGCCAGAGAAACCAGACACGCGCTGCTTGTTGACAGGACCGCACATCAAAATCTTCGGTGTGCCGCCAGAAGTCCACACTTTCTGAATCACATTCTTGAGAATGGTTTCAGTGAAAGTACGCACATTGCCGTCAGTGCGAGCACTGTTTGGCAAAGTTGTGTAGCTGGGGTCAACGCCGTTGGTCTGCTTGTCGGTGTTGGTCTTGACGAATGCACCCAAAGAGGCCGTCACGCGAGCTGTGGTGGTGTTACCTGCGACAGCCACACCGCCATTCAAGAGGATGTACTCTTGATCGCGCTTCAATTCAGAGCCGCGCTTGGCGATCTGATAGGCCAACTCAGAACGACGGCCAGCTTTGTTGACCACTTCTTCAGTGTTTGACAAGATGATGGTCTTGCGGCTGATCTGTGCGTAGTTGGTCAAACGAACAGTGGCGGTCACTGAATCGAAAGACGCAACATCATCACCTTCCAACTGAGCGTTGGCAGCGGCATCAGCCAAAGCATCGGTCTGCCACTCAAACAAGGTGTTGGAGATGGTTTCGCGTCCGATGTTTGATTGGTACGGTGTCTCTTCTGGTGAGATATTTGTTATTACATTTGAAAGGTCTTCCCGAATGCCTTTAGCACTATAGGTTGTAAATGTATTACTGACGATGGACATGATGGTTTCCTTATTTCAAGAGTTTGTAGATTGCATCAGCCGCGTCATCGACACGGCCAGTTTTTGCTAGACGCTGTTGTGCTCGCATCGCTTCTGTGTTGCTGGAAACTCTTCCTGCTGCACCAGGCTTGGCAGGTCTTGGCCCATTGTTCGTCACTGGCTTGATCTGCCCACGCTTGGACATCATCTGGTCGTAGAGAGCCGCTTTTCGCAGCAATACAACCGCCCTGTGATCCACAACATTCTTCAGTTCATCAGGTGAGAATCCAACCTTTTGGCCGAATTGAACAAGCATCGCCTTCTCAGCCGCCGCCTTCTTTGAGTCTTTCCACTCAGGTATGGCTGACATCAATGCCTCTTGTTCCTGCTGCAACAACATCTGATGCTGTTGCATCTGCTCCTGCTGTGACAACTCAGAGAGTCGCTTCTTCTCCGATTGGATAGCCGCGTTCTTCTCTTGGTTTTCACGCATCAACTCACGCTGCCTCACCCATTCGATGGGGTCTTCTTGGTAGAGACGATCCCAATCAATGTTTGGCTGCGTTGCCTGCTGAACCTGTGCCTCTAGAGCACTCAACAATTGAGCGTACTGCTCGCGCTCGGCACGCACTGCCTGCAACTCTGCCTCAGTCTGTTTCCTGACCTCCGCAATTTGCTGCGTTTTGCGTGTGTAATCCTGAGTCCTTGAATATCCTTTTTGAAGTTCATCCAGCGTCACCTCGACTTCTTTACCGTCAACCTTGACGGTGAAGACTTGTGGCTGTTGTTCTTCTTCAGAATCTCCATCTTCTTCGGATTGTTCGGAATCAGTTTCCTCGCTGGATGCGTCTGCATCGTCCAGCAACTCTTCATCTCCCGCCGCGCCCTCTTCGGGCAACTGCGCCTCGCCGCTTTCCTCTTGTCCCTCATCGGGGAGTATTCCAGCAAGTGCATTGGCCGCTTCGGCCATGTTCATTGGACCTTGAATCGCACTCGGCTCTGCCGTTGGTGTCGCTGTTGTCATTGGTCGATTTCCTTAATTAAACAAGATTTTTCTGCGCTCGCTCGATGGCACGCTGTGCCACCTTGCCGTTGTCGATCATTTTGGTAAGTTCGTTCTTGAAGTTGTCTATGGCACGCAACTGCGCCCAACAGATTTCACGCTTGCTCGCCTCTTCTGGCTTGCTGTTCTCAAACTCCCAAAGTAAGTCCCCGCGCATCTTCTCCAAGGCCGTTGCAAACACCTCGTCCTGCATAAATTGCTCGGACTTGCGGCCTTTTCGTACCTGTTCTTCCTGATTCATTGAGCCATTCCATTAAGGTTGATGGGTGGAGGCACATTGGCCGCTGTCTGCACCGCCTGCTGCACGATGGCAGACTGCTGCTGCATGGCCTCCCTGTCCATAGCCTGCCGAGCATCAATCTCGGCAGTGCTAATTTGTGTCTGATACTTTAACTCTAATTCGTACTTCTTGAGCATTAAGTCTTGCGCCATTTGATCTCTTCGATAATCATCGTCTCTGATCATCTGCTCGCGCTTCAACTCCAGCTCTGCGGCCTTCTTCTGAATGTCAGCCTGAATCGACTGGGCTTGCACCTGCGCCAGCACTTCTTCTGGAGTCGGTTTCGGTGCGTCTTCTTGCGGCATCTGGTAGTCAGCAGGCAGTGCCTGAAAGTAGCTTGATGCGTCTTTGAAGCCTGACAGCTCGATGATTTTCTGAATCGTGCGGATGTACATGGCTGGTGTCACCACAGGGTTGCCCAAGCCAAACTGCTGCATGATCTGCTCTTGTTTGCCAGCGATCATGGTCAGGGCTTGGATACGCTCGTTGGTGTCGCCATTGCCCAAACCAATGTTGATGGACACATCCATGTTGGCATTCCAGACTCGCGGATCAATCTGCACCCACTCGTTGCGCAAGCGCACCATGCGCGGCTTGTCTTGGTGGGTGGTGATCAGGTACAAGATGCCCTT